CAAATGACCGTGTTCAATAAGGATGTCATCACGAATAACTTGATTTCGCTTTTCTAAGTTTAGTACACGGGTAAAACTGTTGTTTACTGCGGCTGTGTAATAAGCAAATGGATTATCCGACTTTGCTTCGTTAAACTGTAGTCCAACTTGACTTAGCTGTACCAATGCTTGACCACGCATTTCGTCAATGTATGTGTATCCACGCCAGTTACTGCGATGACTATAACGTTCAACTAACTTAAGAAACATTGTTCCTAGCTTGTTTGTAATCTTACCATGGTCAACACAAAATTCACCATTACTAATGCTACCGCGCCAGTGACTGCGAGCCACTTCTTTTAGTTCACCATTTTGATATGCATAATGCTTATAAGGAGGGAAGTTTACACGACTTTTTTCTTCAGCTTCATTTTTTGGATTCTTCTTACGACCTTCTTCTTCTGGGATATGCTCGTAAGTCATTACTCGAAACACTACAGCTTCGTCATCGATTGACGAAGGTTCAATAGCAAAGTCTTTTTGCTTTGGCTTGTTTCTATAATCTTTTGAATCATGTGTCAGCATTGCTTCTGTATATGCTTCAGATTGCAATCTGTTTGATTTGTTTTCTTTAGCTTCTTTAAGTGTTTTCTTATTAATGTTTTTGACGTTATCTAAAATAATGTCGTACATATCATAACGATCATCTTCGATGTAGCAGTAGCTCATCTTGCTTTTGTGAATCTCTTTTAAGATATCTTTGTTATTTAGGTAGTTAACCTTTTTTGTTGTTGTCATGCAAACTCCTATAGTTCTACCGTTATTATATACTATAACTTATCTGTGTCAAGATAAAATAGTCCAGAATATTGATAAAAATTAAAGCATACTTTAATTACGGTGATAAATATTGATACAACGGGAGATAAGCTATGCCATTTTTACCAGCGGCGCAACGAGCACTAGTTTCAAAAGTTAACAATGTAGCAGGTGGTGCAGTAAACAAAATTAAGAATCCTCTACTTAGAGGAGCAGCCGGCCAGTTGATTGATAACTTGCTTCCGGGATTTGGTGGCGGCACACCCGATTTTACCAATAACGCATTTAGAGAAGCAGTTGGCGAGCGTGTAAAAACACTATTAACAGCAACAGAGCAAGCGGCAAGGATTCAAATTAAGACCGCAGACGCAGGTAAATTAGGCGATTCCTACGATTGGCGAGCAAGACTACGTCCTAAAGAAGGCGGTGTGTCAAAATTTTACAGTAGACTTGGTGTGAAATCAAATTATCTATTACAACCATTAGAAGAATCAAATGGTATAGTTTGGCAATATACACCTAATGTATTTTTAAGCGGTAGTGCTGAATATAATGAATCATTAATGCAAGGAATGAATTATCCTATTAATACGTTTATCAGCAGTAGACCGCCCGATATTCCAGTTGCCGCAGATTTCTCAGCCAACAATCAATATGAAGCAAGATATTTGTTAGCTATTATGACATTCTTGAAAATATGTACTAAGGCATATTTCGGCGATGACGCTGTTGCAAAAGGGCAAGCCGGCGTGCCACCGCCCGTGTTACTATTTGAATATTTGGGAGATCATGGTTTTAATAAGGTTCCAGTAGTTGTAACAAACTGGAGTATGCAATTACCTGATAACGTTGATTATGTACCGGTGCAAGTTAATGACCAAGTTACATATGTTCCAACGTTAACAAATATTATGATTAACTTAAAACCACAATACACACCACATAAGCTACGTAAAAGATTCAGCGTTGAAGGAATCACTAGCGGAGTACAATATAAGGATGGGTTTATCTAATGCCTACTTTGATTTATAACAAAGACAGTTTTTTAAAGTTTGCAGGTTTTATTGATGATACTTTTTTAGACATCAATAGTCTTCCTTCTTTGCCGTCAAATGTGGATGATGAAGCATATATTATTAATGCAAAGTATGCAGAACGACCTGACCTTTTGGCATTTGACTTATACGGCAGTACAAGACTGTGGTGGGTATTTTCACTTAGAAATCCTGATTTATTAAAAGATCCTATTAGGGATTTTAAAGAAGGTGTAAAAATATTTTTACCCACTAGTGAAAATGTTAATATTGTATCAAGCAGTAGATAATGGCGAAATCACCCGAAATATTTGATCCCTATTTAGGAAAAATGTACGGTAACATACTTGATCAGTATGATAATCCTACATATAATCTAAAGCTATATTTAAAGCCAGGGTCTGAAACGGCGAGCAAACAGCAGGTAGCCAAACCCACATCAGGCGCCACCGCACGACAAACTACCGGTCCTGGACAAGGAACAGCTACACCCCCAACAGATAAGAAAGTTGTTGTGCTTGCACAAACGGGTGTAACAGGAACACAAATTGATAATTTAGAAATAGATGGATATGCAGATGTTTCGTCATCCGCTGCTGACGTTACTTCTTTGTCCGGTTCATTTAGTATCGTTCAACCCGGTGCGGCTAATTTTTTAGATCAAATACAATGGGGTAGAAAGTATTTAGGCGCATCTGATAATGAATTAGGTACTGTAGATTTTTTCATGTACTTAGACATTACATTTTACGGATATTCTAGTGATCCCAATGACAATCAAGCAGGCGGTGAAATAATACAGATACTTGATACAGTAACATATAAAATTTTAACAAAAAAAATAGAAGTTAAAATTGATAATACTGGTAGTCGATACGAGTTTCAATTTACCGTATCATCTACTTTGGGTTTTGCTGATCATATTTTTAAATTGAAGCAAAATATTGAGATTCAAGCAGGAACAATTAAAGAAGCGTTTGCAGATTTAGAGAAAAAATATAATAAAGTATTATCTGAAACAGCAACACAATTTGACGTTCCGGATAAGGTAAAATTTAACACAGATGCGTTGTTAAAAAGTAGCGGCTCGCCCCCTGGTACTGTTGGCGCCGCAACTGACTTGTATATTAAAGATCAATCTTTACCAACTCATAAAACATCACAAAATCTAGAACCTAGTACTAGGGTTAATTATGCTCCAGCGCCCGAAACTGCAAAAGATTTAAGACGGGCTGAAGCTACTGCAAGTGTTACAGGCAAAAAGCAAGAACAAGTGTTTGATCGAATTAGAATTCCTTTATCGGAAAATGATAGCTTGTATAAAGTTGTTTTTACAATTTTAGGAATGAATAAAGAGTTTCAAAAACTAACAGCAAGAAAAACTGATCTAGACAATCCAGGCAATAACGAAGTAAAACCAGATAAAACTTTTGTAATTTGGTACGACATACATTGTGAAATTAAGAATATTAAATGGGATAAAAAGCGCAGTGCTTATGCTAAAGAATATATCTATACGCCATATTTGGTTAAAGACATAAGAAGTGATGTAGCACTTACCACAAAAGAATACGAACACCTTAAAGAAAAAGATAGTATGCAAGGGTCAAATGCTAACAATAAGACACCGCTGACTGCACTAGCTACTAAACGACTACAAGATTTATACGCAGCCGGCGCATTATCGAAATCTTATTTTTATATCTTTACAGGATTAAACGATCAAATACTTAATTTAGATATAAATTATGATCAAGGTATTGGATTATTAATGCCACCTAAAGGAGGTATGGTGGGTGACTTTTCTGTAGTATTGGCACCTTCTTTAAACAACAGCGCATCTATAAACGCAGATTTAACTTTAGGTGACAAATTAGAGGCAGCAAAAAAAGCTGCTAATGTAGATTCATTAGTTGACGTTTTTAAACAAATTAAGGGTTTAGCTACTAATATTAATGGACTTGCATCTAGTTTAGGAAGATCGGTACAAGAAATTCAAAATGCTATCACAGATACTACAGGAAATACGGCAAGAGCCTTGGCAAGTAGTTTAGATGGCGCAACAGTTAACAGTACACTTCGAGCGTTTGGCGCAAGCGAAGGCGGCGATCCGTTAGCAGTACCAGGACCATCTACTCAAATCACAGTGGAAAATAAAGGTGCGTATTCACCGGAAGTCAGTGGATTTTTATACGGTGACGATTTTGTTGTGCCTGGAGGAAGCATCACTGCTGAACAAATAGAATCAGCAGGACTAATGGCATTGGATGCAAAAGGTACAGCAATTGTTACTCCTCATGCAAGACCGATAGAAAAAACTATAGCTTCTCCGTTATCTGGTATGACCACTGATGGTCCTGCAAGTATGTTAATGGGATATGCATATAGATCAAGAAATATGACTTCGTTCCTCATGACTGTTAATTTAACATTAAGAGGAGATCCGTACTGGCTCACACGCATAAACACCGAAGAATTTACAATAGAAAAACCTAGCAGAGATTCTACTCATAATCCTCCAGCTAACGGCACAAAATATTATTTCTTATTGACCATCGGTAGTCCAACTAAGTTTGATTTTAATTTACAAGATGAAGATAATAACAGTGGTTATTGGAGTGACGGTAGAGTTAGTGGAACTTTTAGCGGCTTGTATTGGCCACAAAAATGGAAAAATCGTTTTAACAACGGAATTTTTACAACAGAAATAAAAGCAAATAAAGAAATATCTGTGCCGTTACAATGGATCAAACGTGTACCACCAGGCCAAACACCGCCAGATTGGGATAAATTAAAGGTTACTCCAAGTGAAACACAACTATTCTTAGATGCAAGCGCCGCTACGTCAGTTAAACCAGACAGCCCAACCGGACCAACAAGTAACCCAACAGCGCCGAACGCAACCGGATTTAGAAATCCACTAGGCGATGCAAATTATAGAGTAGGTGATGGGTTAGGCGCCGGCCGCAATCATGGTGGTGTTGACTTAGCCGCCGACGCAGGGACACCAGTCTACGCAACCAAAGGCGGAACAGTTATTATTTCTGGAGATGTGAACGGATACGGACAGGTTGTATATATTGATCACGGCGATGGTACACAGACTAGATACGGACATTTACAAGAAGGCTCCCGTACCTTTAGAGCAGGACAAACAGTTACCGCTGGACAACAGATTGGTAAAGTAGGTAGTACTGGAAGATCTACCGGTGCTCATTTACACTATGAAGTTAGAACAGGTACATCCAGTAGTGCATCTAATGATGCAACAGTCCCGGTTGACGCAAAAAAATATTTAGGAAGATAACATGTCTAGACAATCAGTACCAAGTCACACAACAAGTACTTCTAAAAATCATAAACATGTTTATGATAATGAAGCAAAACCGCTATGGGGAACTTATTATGGTGAAATAGTTCGAGTAGCAGATGAAAATGTAAACGGAACACTTTGTGTTAACATACCACACCTTGCAAAAGATAACACAAAAAATACTTTTCTTGTTGATTGTACATGGACCAGTCCATTTGCAGGTGTTACTCCTACTGCTGGTGTAGGTAAAGATGTAGAAAGTTATTTACAAACTCAAAAAAGTTATGGTATGTGGATGCAACCACCCGACGTGGGCAATGCTGTATTAGTTGCATTTGCTGACGGAAAAATTAAAAATGCTTACATTGTGGCTTGCATATTTAGAGACCAGCTTCATTACATGGTTCCTGGCATGCCTGGTTCACAAACAAATTACGGTGACAAAGGTATAGCTGTACCAGTAGCAGAAAAAAACATAAAAGATGCAAAAACTACTCACAAAGATGCGCTAAGACCTGTAGCACCTTACTTAACTGAAGCAATTGTTAAACAAGGTTTAATTAATGACCCTATTAGAGGCGCTGGCCAAGCATCTAGTAAAAGAGAAGCACCAAGTCAAGTTTTTGGTATTCTTACGCCCGGACCACTTAAGTCTGGCAGTAGGGCAGAAGGAACCGAAGTAAACACTCACCGCACCGGTGGTCATCAATTTATCATGGATGATAATCCTGGTAGTCAAATGATGCGTTTCCGTACTGCTGGCGGTACACAAATACTGCTAGACGACGTTACCGGTTCAATTTACATGATTAACAAATCAGGTAAAGGTTGGTTTGAGATTGATGCATTAGGTAACATGAATTTTTATGCTGAAGGTTCAATGAACATTCGCAGTAAGGGTAACTTAAATTTTCGTGCAGACAAAAACATTAACATGGAAGCAGGCAACGATATTAACCTACGTGCAGCCGGCGACAATATCGGTGATGAATATCTAGGGCCTAATCCTGCTAAACTTGCCGGTGGCACAGCACTTGGCACCGGCGGTTCAATTAGATTAGATGCATCAACAGATATACAACAATTTGCTACTGGTAACTTTGGCGTAACTGCTGCCGGCGGCGACGTTGATATAAATGCTGCTGGTAGAATGGCTTTACAGACTGGCGGACCAAGAGGATTTTCGTTACTATCCACTACAGGACCAATTGCAGTCGAGGCAATGTTAAGCGGAATATCAATGAGATCAACCGCCGGTATCGGATTAACATGTCCTACTAGTCCAGTTGGTATTATAGGAGCAATAATTAATCTAAATAATGGTCCTGGATTTGAAGCTATTACTACTACTGCTATGGGCCCAGGTCCAATCGGTCTTAACGATCACAAAGATCAGCCATCGGCTCCGCCAGAGTATGATTTAGAAGCAGGTTTAAAAGGCGGTAGTGGAGTAAAAAATGCTGGTAATCGTTCCGGCAGACAAGATACTATCAAAAGTATTGTAACAAACTTAATTACTGCTGAGCCTTATGCGGGTCACTACCAAGGTAAACCAACAGACAAAGCTGAACTAGTAGGTGCGCCAGCGGCCGCATCGTCTGACGTTACTAAAGACTTGCCACCGGCAGCTTCAACTACAGATGGTAAGCCGGACGATGCTCAAACACCTGAAGGAACTAAAGCAGGAGATAGTTATGTTGATGCTAACGGAAACACAGTTTCAAAACCTAATACATCACCATCTGCACAACGAGCTGTAACAGCGGTTAATAATCGAGCAGCTCAAGCAGCCGGTGCTGTTAACTCAGGTGCAAGAGCATTAAACGATGCCGCGGCCTTAACAAATGCAAAAATATCCGAACTATCAAAAGCTATTCCGACATACGCAGATATTCGAAACGGTATAAACAACTTCTTGTCAACTATAGAAAAGAAAATTGATGAAGTATTAGGGTTAACTGCATTCGTTGCATCTATAAAAGCAATGATACCGCCTATTAGATTCCCTACTACTAATGCATTACAGCAAAGAATATTAGCATCAGTCAAACAATTGAAGGAACTAGAATATCAGTTAAAACAGTTTTCATTAGATAAATTTGGTCTCCCAATTGATTTAAATTTTCCAGCTATTCAGGATTTACGAAACAATATTAATAATGTTATGGCCCAAGCTAAAGATGGAGCAGACGCTGTTAATAGACTCAGAGATCTAGGCATCGAGGTAACTAATGATAATGGCAGTCTCATTTATACAGATTCATTAGGTAACAAACTAGTTGATTTTAGTAATGGTATTGGCCCAATTGGTGCATCTTTAGCTACTCAAAGCGAATTAACAAAAACTTTTAATAACATAAAAAATGCTATTAATGTGCCGATATCAGATAATCAAGCACAGGCTTTGGCATATTTTGCCAAAGACATTGGGGAAGAAAATTTTAGAAATAGTAACGTTGTTGCGGCATTGAACGAAGGCAAATACAGTGAAATTCCAAGGTTAATGATGCAGTGGAGTTTAGGCCCCGAAATAGGCAGTACTACACCAACACCTGAAAATCAATTGGTGTATCGTCAAGATATAAGTGATATGAGATACTTCCAAGGGCAAGTGTTCCAATCACCTGATAATCTTGATATTGGTCCGCCAACCGGTACAACTGATGGTGAATTGACCCCAAGACAAATGGCAGATTTAATTAAAGCACGTCGCGAAGAATTTAATGCTAAGAACTACGTCGGCCCAACACAATATTATAGTGGTCCTAACAGGTAAAAAAATGGCAGCATTTCTGCTGCCATTTTAGTTCAATTGCCGAACTTAATTAAGCGTACTTAACTAGACGCTCCATATCATACAGTTCTTGGGGTACTGTATGATTGTCATACCGGAAGTTACCGGTAAGATTAACTGTATCAAATAGTGCGTACTTCTTTGTTACGCTATCATACAGTCCCAGTGTTACGAAACGCTTGCGCTGTTCGTAAATCTTATAGAAGCGATCGATTTTATTTTCCTTGTTGAACGCTTCAGCCTTAGCACATACTTCATCAAACTTTTGTGCAATTTTCTTCATATTAGAGATCACTCTCAGTTAGGTTGAACAAAATGTAGTTATTGCTAACTACACACTTACTATACTATTCTACGCTTTATATGTCAAGCGGATTTTTATCATTGACAAATATTTTTAGAGTACAGCTATCATCCTGCAACTCAAATTTCAAACGCTTTACTTGACCAATGCCACGAACATATGCTCGACCATCTTCGTCAATTACTTCTAAGCGATCAACACTACGCATCTTTTCAAAATCTAAACCTTCGAAAATGATATTATGTAATGCCATATAACCGCAGTCCATGCCAGCGCCATACATACCTGGATCAAAACCAAATACATCGTATAAAGCCCAACGATAACTGCCTCGATCAATTACTTCTGCTTTGTACATACGTTTAATTACAGAGTAAAACGCATCTTCACGTTCTTTTTCTGTGAGATTATCCCACCAAGAGTCAAGCTCTTGTTCGTACTGCTCTCGGCCTTTTTCTATCTCCTGACCAAGTTCAGCTAGTTTGTCTAAAGCATCACGACGTTTTTGATTTTCATCACTCATCGTGTCTCCCCATCATTTGAGATAGCCCCGAGTCGTTACTTAAATCACCGTCAAAATCGCCTATGTCCTTAATTGACTTATAGGCTCGAGTTGCGGCATACGCAACAATACCAGTGATACCAAATACAGCAACAAACGCCGCTGTCTTAAGTGCTTGTTCTTTAGATACCTTCTTCAATGTCTTCCCTTTCTGATACCACAAATTTGTCACCGTCTACTGTAATAATTACAGTTTGATGCAAACTGCTACGAGTATAATCGCGGCCGCCATCAATCATGCGTCCGTCTTTTTCAACATAATCGTGCCGATAACGACTTACAATAACCTCACCATCGTCGGTAGGAATGCCTGCAATAGGATCACTAAAGGCACTACTTGCTTCAGTGATATAAACAGGTCCCTTACCATTCCCGCTGAAAGGGTCTGTCTTGATGAACATACCAAAGTAATGTGTATGACCCTTACTGGTATCCGGATTAGGCTGATAGAAAACGTCTACAGGACTATCACTCCAGCCACCATGCATGTTTTTAGTAGCCCAGTAACCCATGTACTTGGCTCCGTATTTTTCTTCAATCTTACGGATACCGTCCTTTTTAAACCAATATCCATCTTCGGGAATCTTGACAAACATTGCAAATCCTTTGTTATTGCACTGTACAACTATAACAAAAAAATCTTGTTGTGTCAAGGCTTATTTTGAACATGAATTAAAACTATATTTAATTTTTTTGATAAATATTGTTATGGCAACATTTAAAGGATTCAGTACATTAGATAGGGTAAAAGCCCCATTTACGCTTACAGATCAAGAGTTGATCAAGCGTGACTTGCTCAATGAGTTCTATACCAAAAAAGGCGAACGCTTAATGCGTCCTAACTTTGGTAGTATCATTTGGGATCTGCTAATGGATCCAAATGATGATACGTTGGCTCAAGTGGTTACTGAAGATATCAAGCGAATTGTTGAAAAAGATATCAGAGTTGAGCACGTTAACACTACAGTATACATTTCAGATCATGCTATATCTGCTGATGTTGAATTAAGATATTTGCCGTTCAGCAACGTTGAAAGTTTGTATCTTATTTTTGAAAAAGAAATTAACGAAGGTATCGAGTAATGGCAATAGTCAATAGACAAAATAATCTGTTTGCTGCTGAAGATTGGACAGTAGCCTATAAGGCGTACAGCCAAGTAAACTTTCAGGCATATGATTTTGATAGTGTTAGAAACGCATTAGTAGATTACGTTCGTACTAACTATCCCGAAAATTTCAATGACTACATTGAAAGCAGTGAATTTATCGCTATCATTGAAATGTTGGCGTACCTGTCGCAGTCTCTAGCGTTTAGAATGGATTTAAACAGTAGAGAAAATTTCTTAGAAACTGCTGAACGTCGAGACAGTGTATTCAAACTAGCACGTATGCTTGGTTATAATCCAAAGCGTAATGTTCCAGCTAGCGGCATAATGAAAGTTACTAGTGTTAGTACAACAGAACCGTTAGTTGACAGTCAAGGCAATGACCTCAATAATATTAGTATATTTTGGGATGACGCAAACAATACTCTAAGTTACGAACAGTTTATTACTGTGCTTAACGCTGCCATGAGCAGCTCTAACAGATTTACTGCGCCAGTTAAGTCTGGTACGCTAGGAAATATTCCAACAGAATTATATCAACTAAACACTTCAGTGACTTCACCGATTGCATACAATTTTAATTTATCAGTCGACGGAAGCAACAAGCCTTTTAATATTGTAAATCCAGATTTTATTGATAATGGTTACTTATTTGAAAGACATCCTGATCCTAACAATCTGTTTAATTTAATTTATAGAAATGACAGTTTAGGTTTATCAAGCCGAAACACAGGCTTCTTTGTGATGTTTAAGCAAGGTGAGTTAGAATTTAGAGATTTAGACTATACTGTTGCACTGCAAAGTAGAGAAGAAAACGTTGCAGTTGCTAATATTAATGAAGTAGACGTTTACTTGCAGGAAATTAACAGTGCAGGTCTTGTTATTAATAAATGGGAAAAAGTACCTAATACTGTAGGACAAACACTTAACTATAACAGCATATCAAAAGATACTAAAAATTTGTATGCAGTTGAGAATGTAGATAACGTTGGAATTAAATTAAAATTCTCAGATGGTAGTTTTGGCAACATTCCTTACGGAATTTTTAGACTTTGGTTTAGAACTAGTGACCCAACACGATACACTATTCAACCCGAAGATGCTAGAAATATTTCTATTTCGGTACCATATGTTGACAAACTTAATAGAGATCAAACTTTAACTTTAACATTTAAACTTGAGTATCGTGTAAACAACAGTTTACCACCAGAAAGTCTATCTGCTATTAAACGTAGAGCACCACAAGTGTTCTATACACAAAATCGCATGGTTTCAGCACAAGACTATAATGTATTTCCTTTGAGCCAAAGTAATAATATTTTAAAGTTAAAAGCTATTAATAAAACACATGCAGGCCATAGTCGTTATATTGACATTAACGACCCAACCGGTACATATCAAAGTTTAGATACTTTTGCAAAAGACGCAATTTTGTTTACAGAAGAAAGTAATCTTTCTGAAGCATTAACAATCAATGACAATACTACTCCTCGCGAAGTAGTTGTTAGTATTCTACCTGAACTTTTAAAATCACAAAAATTAAATAATTTTGTTTATTACGGCATGCGTAATACATGGACTACATTTCAAGAAAACAAATTTATTGTAAGCAACTTAAACATTCGTTGGGAACCATTACCTGCTAATGAAATTGGTACAACTGGTTATATGACTGAAACCTTCAGTTCTGGCACACAAGTTGTTATGTTAAACATCAATGATAGCACACAGATGTTTAAAGAAAATTCAATGATTAAATTTGTAAACTCGAACGATTTATCAGACTACAAATGGGTACGCATTATTAACATTGCTAATAACGGTGCATTATCAAGTGGCCTAGTAACTAGCGTTGGTCCATGGACTCTTAGCGAAGACATTCCACGCGGATGGTTAGCAACAGAAGTTATTGTATCTTTAAGAAAATTATTTACTGTAGCAGAAGCTGACGGTATTCAAGCACAAATTAATGACCGTAAGACATTTGGTTTAGGATATGATTTATATGCTGATTCATGGTATGTTATCCTTAATAAAGATTTAGATAAAACTAGTGCTTTTTCAGTTAACTATGCAAAAAACACAAGCGGCGGCGGTTTAGACTCTAGTTGGTTAATTTTAATGGAATACTATCCAGTAGATGTATTCGGTTATAGATATAACCTAACAGCTCGAGGTCAAAATTATGTTGTTCAAAGTAAAAACGATCTAAAGTTCTACAATATTAAAAATGTAAAAGTACTAGATAACGAAAATAGATCGTCTAAAGATAAAATTACATTTACAACAATTAATGCCAAACCGTTTAACAGTGACATGTTTGAGTGGCACAAAGTGGGCAACAATGACTATCGCTGGAGAAATACTGCTACCGGTGCTACATATGTTCCTCGCGGTTACAGTCCTAATTTAGTGTTAAAAACTAGAGATACAAAATGGTATGATGTTAATGTGTATTGGAAGAGCAATTTTGGTTTATTAAAGCCTAGAGGAAGTGTAGCTAACACAATTGATACTGCAACAGGTAATCAGTTTGTTAGTGAAGCAACTGTTCTTTTAACAACGTTTTTTGACGCAGGTGTAACAGAGTCTCAACTAACATATGTAACAATTGCTAATAATTCGGGGCAAGTTTCAAAAATTCCAGGTCAAATTATTATTCCTTTTGATAGCACTACATTCGGTGGCAATATCGTAGACCCTGCTACAGGAAATATTACATATAAATTATTTTCCGATGATGGAACATCGCTGTTAGTATTCAGTGGTAATGCAAATTGCTACAGCTACGGAACAACAGGGTTATCCAGTGTGGATACCACAGTTACCGGTCGTTTATATCTTGCAAATGCAAATGTTACCAGTCAGACAGGTAATTTAATTTACAGCGACTTACAGTATAATCAATATCATTATGCAACTGACAGAACTAGTGCCGTAAGTAAAGATAAACTTATTATTGATTATATTCAAAACAAAGAAAGATTAGATCAAGAAATTGTTTGGGACGTAGTTGATGTTTACAAATATAATGATGGGTACACCGATCCAAGAAAAGTAATTGTTGCTCCAATCGACAGCGATAATGATATGGTACCTGATCGCCCACTACAATTTAAAGAATATGTGTATGATACAAACATACAGGTGTTTGAATATTATACTGATTTTGACGGCTACATTTACGACCGTCCGACAGAAGGCGTGATTGCTGATTTTAGAAATGAAAACAACATCCGATTTGACATATCTGCTAATACTATTTCCAGTGAAAGTTATGCAAAGACATATGATGCCGACATAGTAGACTGGATCTTCGCTAAAGATTTCGAAACAGCATCGATAAT